GCCCGTTGCGAGTCACCACGCATGGCGACGCGATCGTCATCGTAGCCGTGCCCAAGCTTTCGCCGACTTTGCTTTCATAGACGCGATCGGCGCTTCGGGCCTGCCCGCCGAGCACATAGACGGCGGTGCCGCTATAGGCGGAAACGGTCTCCGGCACGTTCGACGAAATCAGACTCGCGTCGTCGATGACAGCGGAGCGAACCAGCTTCACGAGGCCACCCTCACCGGCAAGGGCTGACCCTGATCGGCACGCACGGTGAGGATATTGCCCTTCATCGAACCATGGATGTCCCGGCTCATCTGGCCCGTGTTGATGCTGACCGTCTCCAGATTGGCGCGCACCTCGATGCGCATTGCGGCGACCTCGGCGATCAGCTCGCGCAACACCGCGTCAGCCCCGCCGCCCATCGCCCCTGCGATCTGGTCCCGTGTCCAGATCCGGCTCGGCCCGGTCGCCTCGACCTCCGGCCCGCGCTCGCCGACGAGCCGCACGCCGCCGCCGAACGAACCGCCCGCCGCGAAGCCGGGAATACCGAGCCGGCCGAACAGATTGGCATAGCTATTATCGTTCGCCGCCTTGACCGTCGCCGCGGCCTGTGCCGCCCGGTTTGCGTCGATCAGCGCCGCCACATCGGCCTGGGCCTTGGCCGCCGCCGATGCGGCGGCGGTCAGTGCGGTCAGCAGCTGCGCCGCCGTCTGCTTCTGCACCTCGATCATGCCGGCGAAGCCCGCCGCGGTGATGTCGCGCAACAGATCGTCGCGCGCCGCCTTCGCCGCCTCATAGGCCGCGACCGCATCTCCGAAACTCAGATCGACGTCCTTCAGTTCGCTCAGCAGCGCCATCTGCGCGCGCGCCTGATCGGCCGCCGCCACCGCCGTCTGCATCTGCGCCGCCGCCTGGTCGATCGTCATCTCGATATCGCCGAGCGCCGCCAACTGCCGTTGAACCCCATCGGCCTTGCCCTGCACGGCGCCCGCGACAGCGTCGGTCTGCGCCTTCACCCGCGCCAGCTCGCGCAGCATCGAAACGCGGTCGCTCGCCGTTGCGCGGATCGACCTGACCAGATCGGCGCCGACCCCCGGCAGCGCGTCGATCGCGCCCGCATCGCCGCCCTTGGCCGATGCGATCAGCGCGGCGAACTGGCTCTTCAGATTGCCGGTCGATCGCGTGTCGTCGCCGAAGATCGACGACGAGAAGTCGCGCAGCTTCTGTGCCGCCTGGGCGTACATCGACTGCTGATCGCGAAGGAAACCTTTATATGTCTCGATCGCATCGGCCTCGCGCGCGATCACCTCGGCATAGGCGCTCTTGACCGCCTCGCCCGCGCTGTCCGCCTTCGCCTTCAGATCGTCGAGCATCGACCGGATCGGCTCCATCGCCGATTGCAGCGCCTCCTTCTGGCGGATCACGAGCAGCTCCTGGAGCTTCGCATAATCCTCGGCCGTGGCCCCGGCCTCGTCGAAAATATCGACGAGCTTGCGGAAGTCGGCGGTCACCGCCTCAATCGCGCTGACGGCGGGGTTCGCCCGCTGCGCGAGTTCCTTGAAGACATTCTCGAACTGCATCGCCTTCTGCAGCTGGGCCTGCAGGTCGCCCTCGCCCTTGAGCAGCGCCTCGGTGCCCGCGCGCAGGCCGACCAGCGCACCGCGCTTGATCACCTCCTGGATCGCGAAGGCGACCGCCGCTTCCTCGGTGTCGAATTTCGGCATGTTCTTGGTGCGGCCGAGCCCCTCGAGGTCGACGCGGAACGTCTTGTCGCGCTTGCCGATGCTGATCTTGATCCCGTCGCCGAGCGACGCGCTGAACTGATCGGCGATATCGAGCAGGCCCTTGATCAGGCTGTTGCCCATCGCGGTCGCCGCGGCCTTCAGCTTCGAGCTGTTACCCTGCAGCGTGCCCATTACCGCATCGCCGGCGATGATCTCGACCGTCTGACTCGCCTTCTTCACCTTCTTCAACAGGCCACCAACGACACCGCCCAGGATGCCGCCGGCGATGGCGCCGAGCGGCCCGGCGAAGGCGCCCAGCTTGCCGAGCATGGGCGCGAGCAGGCCACCGACGCCCTTGCCGATCGCGCCGCCGATCGCGCCCCCCAGCCCGCTGCCGCCCGTGAGCTTCGCGGCGGCCGATCCTACCCCCGCGCCCTTCATCCACTCGCCAAAGACCTTGCCAAGCCCGCCGAGCATTTCCTGCAGCTTACTGAACAAATCCTTGAACGCCTTGTCGAGCGCGGAGATCAGCCGATCGAGCCGGCTGCCGATCTTTCCGCCGATCAGCTCGGCGATCTTCCGGGCACCATCTACGCCCTTTTGGCGCTGCTCGTCCTGCAAGCGCCTTTCGCGCTCCATCGGCAGCTCGAAGTCAAGCGACGGGGCCTTGATTGGCAGGTTGTCGCCCCTGAAGAACTTGAAATCATTCGCCCATTTGGCGGCCTCCTGGTGCGCTCGCGCCAGTTCGTCCGTGCGGGCTTTAAGCGCCGCCGCCGCCTCTCGTGCGGCCTTGGCCTGGTCCTTCAGCTTCTTTTCGGTGCGATCGTCGATCAGCTTCGCGGCCTGCGCCCCGATCCGCTCCTTCGCGACGACGATCGAATTGCGCTGCCATTCGGCAAAGAAGCCGGACATCGCCGACTTGGCCTTGTCGAACGCGTCCGCATATCCCTTCGGGATGTTGCGGATCGTGTCGAAGGCACCGGCGAAATCGCCGGTCAGCGCCTGCTTGGCCGCCGTTCCCATCGCAATCGCGGCGTTGGCCGTGCCGGCGAAGGCCGACCAGGCGAACGCTGCGAAGCTCTGGGCCCATCCGAGCGCCGTCTTGAAGGCGTCGGTCGCCCAGGCCTTGATCGCCTGGAATACGGCGCTGGCGCCCAGGCCCTGATCGATCGTGCGCCACAGTCCCTTGAACATGTCGCCAGCGGTGACGCCGACGTCGGTCAGCTTCGCCATCTCCTCCTTGGTGAGCCCAAGCGAGGCGGCATATTTGTCGAGCTCGGCCGACTTGCTCGTCTCGGCCGTGAACAGCGCGAACGCCGCGGTGGCCAGCCCCAGCACGGCAACCACGCCCGCGATCAGCGGATTGGCCGAGACGAAGCCGGTGATCAGGCCGGTCAAACTCTTGCCCGTCTGGTTGAACGCATCCTTGATCTGCGGACCCTGCATGACCAGCGCCATCATCACCCCGCGCAACGGGTCCGAGCTGTTTGCCGCCTGGGCGAATTGCACGCCGAGATCCTGCACCTGAAAGCCGAGATTGCGCATCCCGAACGCCGCCTGCTTTGCGGACGGTGTTAACTTGCCGAGCCCTCCCGCCATCCGACCGAGATTGTCGTTCGCCGCCTTGGTGTCAGCGGCGATCTGCGCCGATCCGTCCTTCACGATCTTCTTGATCTTGTCGAAATCCGCCTGCAGCCGCGCGACTTCGGCGACGACGTCGATTGCCAGACGCGGATTGCCGCCTGCCCTCACCCCCATCGTCGCCTCCGTCAGTTGATCGATTGCGGCCGGCGGCTGATGCCCGCCTGCCGCTGTGCGTTCTTCATGGCCTTCAGGCTCGCGAACATCGCCGCGAACTGCGCGTCGACCCGCTCGCTCTGATCGGCCGCCACCTTCCGCTCTTCATCGAGCGGCGAAGGGCAGTCGGGCTTCCGCGACTTGTGCGCCTGCGCGACATAGGCCGTCGAAAGCGCCCGGATCGTCCGCGCCTCCCATGGATCGAGCTCGATGCCGGTGCGCTCGCACCAGGCGTTGATCTCGATCCAGCTGACCGGCCCTTCGCCCATGGCACCCGCCGAAACGGGGCCGATCTCGAACAGCCAGTCGGTGATGTGTGGCGCCGGATTGTCCGGCCAGTCGGGCAGCGCACCTTCGCGATCGAGCCTTTTCTCGCGCGGCTCGGGGTCGGGCTTCGGACCCGAGCCCGATTGGTCGAACTCTTCGGCCGTGCTCAGCCAGACATGGAAGCGAACCCAGTCGGCGAGCCCAGCGTGGACAGCGGCAAAAAAGCGCCCCAGTCCCTCATCTCGTCCTTGAGGAAGTCCTTGATATAGCCGAGTTCTTCATCGGCCAGGACGGCGTTGACCAGATCCTTGCCCGAGAGCGGCGCATCGCTGATGCCGGACGGCAGGTTGATGAATTCGTCCACCACCGCCCGCAGGAAATCGACGCTGTCTTCCGGGCTGTCGGCCATCGCCTCGATCCGGCCGCCGCCTTCGCGGACACGCTTCAGGCCCGCCCGGTGCATCTGCGCATTCGCCGCCTGCCAGACCTTCGAGGACGGCGATTGGCCGCGTGCATAGGAGGGGTTGCCGTCGTCGCCGACCATCAGGCTGTTGTCGGGGTTTTTCAGCCGGATCAGGCCGACGGGAGGAACACGCTTGATTGCCATGATATTCTACCTCTCACGGAAGGGTGCTCCCGCCCGCTCCGTGACGCGGACGGGAGCAAAGGCCTCGCCCGAGGCGAGGCCGAAGGCTCACGGGCCTATGGGGATCAGGCCGGATCGACGGTAACGATGCCGTCCTCGGTGGCGCTGACGATCTTGTAGCGGATCGTGATCGCCCAGGTCGCCGGGGTGTTCTGGTCGCCCCAGGTTTTCGGGCCACCCATCACCAGCGCGCGGGCATAGATCGTGCCGAGCCTTGGATGTGCGAGCTTGGCCGACCAGGCCTCGACATCCTCGATCGCGCTCGCGACCAGCGCCTGTCCGGCATCGTCGGCATCGAGCGCGACGACGATCGTCTGCGCACCGAGCGAATAGCCGCCCTTGGCAACGTCTTCACCGGCCGATTCGAGATAGTTGAGCACGACCTCCTGGAAGGTCTTGCTGGGGATGTCGCCGATATTGGTGGTCTTGCCGACCTTGGTGAAGCTCAGCGTTTCATAGCCCGCCTGGTTATAGGTCGGGGGCGCATCCGAGCAGAGCCAAAATGTGGCCCCGGCGCCGGTGACGAAATCGGCCATCTGGTGTCTCCATAAGAAAAACCCCGCCGGTGGCGGGGCTGGTCATTGCCGGGAGCGGCAATCCTCTTTGCGCACGCGCCGCTATGCGGCGGGCGGCGCCTTGGTCCGTCGCGTCTTCGCGGGCGGCGGATACTCGACCAGGCCGGCCCGCCGCAGATCCTCGAACTGGGCATCGGGCAGGCTGATCGACCAGCCCTTGCGATAGAGCTTTCCGTCGAGCCGGAAGCGCCGTGCCGCCTTGCCGTCCATGGCTTACAGCGCCACGCCCGATTCGTGGATCTTGACGTCGAGCACCGTGGTCGACTTCGCGATGCCGATGATCGTCGGATATTTGCCCGTGCCCAGATCGGCGACCGGGCAGAGCCCGCCAGGGGTCGCCGACAGATAATAGGCGACGCCTGCGGTGAGGGTGCCGCCGATTATGATCGGACCCGATTTGAGCACCGCGAGGGGCTGTCCGGCCGCCGCACCGTTGAGCGCGATCCCGCCGGGCGACCGTGCCGCCGCGGTCGCGCTGTCATTGTCGGCCAGCTTCCAGCTGGCGGCGGCGCTGTCATAATAGACGAGCTGGCCGGCGGTGATCGCCGCGCCCGCAACGCTGTTGACGACGCTCGCCCCGCCCTTGGCGAGCACATTGGCCGCCGTGATCGCAATGTCCGCCATAACCAACTCCTCGATGAGCGATTGCGAGCCGGATCCCATGATCCAGCGGCTCGAAAATCGCGGCCTAGAAAACGCGCGCGGTCATCTCGCCTTGGTGTAGATGACCTTGAAATCCTGCGAGCCGAGATAGATCGACGGGCCATCGAGCAGATCGTCCGGCCCGGTGCCGTCGCCCTGGATCGTCACGCTCGATATCCCCGCTATCTCCGGGTAAAGCTGCTCGCCCGCCCGCTCGATCGCCTCCATCAGCGCCTTCATCGCCGGATAGTCGGCGGCATAGCCGTTCACCTGCACCCGCTCGGTCACCATCCGCGTCGGCTCGAGCTCGAGCAGCTTGAGGTTGACCTTCGAAATCGAGACGATCTCGATCGCCGGGAGCGAAAAGCCCATCGGCAATATGCCGCCCATGACCCGACCTGCCGGCACCATCGCGAGCAACTCCGCATCGGCGATCAGCACTGCTCGCACCGCCGCGACGCCGTCCATCACGCCACCTCGTCGAGCGGGACCGCGAAGCCTGTCTTGCCTTCGATGAACGCCCGGATCTTGTCCCCGAACATCCGCACCGCCTCTTCGGCCATCATGTCGAGCGCCGGCCGCAAAAACGGCTTGGGGCCGAAACCGGGATGGCGGATCACCGGCCCGACGAACTTGCCGTCGATCACCAGGCTTCCATCGCGCTCCTTGCGGTTGAGATGCCGCATCAGCGTCGCTCGCGAGCGCCGCCGTCCGCTCTTGAGCGGTTTCAGCGAACCCTCCAGCGCGTCGAGTGCCGCGCCGGGCGCAATGATCAGATGCGGCCGGACCCCATATTCGATGAAATAGCCGACAAAGCCGATCGAGCCCTTCCGCTCGTCGACATAGACCCGGATCGAGAAGCTGCCGTCCTGGTTCTTGCGCGGGCTTCCCGACTTGATCAGTCCCTTGATCCGCCCCGGCGCCCGCGACTTCGCCGCGTCCCGGATCGGCGCCGCCGCCGCCGTCAACGCCTGCCGATACGCCGCCGTCTCCAGCTTCTTCGGAAAGGCCGACAGGAACCGATCGAGATCGGCGACCCCGCGCACCGGGAAGTTGCGGTTCATGGCTCCTGCCCTCCCGTCGACCATTGCTCGGCCACGAACTCCGTCATGTCGCCATTGTCGATCTCGGCCGGCGTCGTCACGATCCGCAGCACCCGATCCTTGATCTTCACCCGCATCGCGCTTGTGATGTCACGCCGACGGCGGATACGGATGCGGCAAGGCCGCCTCGCCAGGCTCACGCCCTCGACGACGGTATCGCCCTTGCTCGGCAGGAAATCCTGCACCTCCGCCCGCACCGTGATATATTCGACCCACTCGCCTTCAACCGGCGTTGCATATTCGGGATGGGGCGTCACCTCCCGCACCTCGATCGTGATCCGATCCCTGAGCTTCCCGGCCGCGATCATATCCGCCGCAACCTGTAGGGGTCGATAAGCTCCTCGATCGCGCCGGCCGCGTCGCCGCCCTCGCGATTCTTGTACCGGTGTGCGACGAAGATCTTCGCCGCGACCTTGAGATCCTCGGGCATTCCGGCACTGGTCGGCGGATCGCCCTCGCCTGGCACCGCGACAAACCCC